GCGATACATCCGCTGGAGATAACGCTGCGATAGGCTATACAGCAGCAGAGGGCTTGATCCTCACGGGTCAAGGCAGCACAAACGATGTCACGATCAAAAACGATGCTGACGCTGACGTAATCGAAATCCCAACGGGGACAACAAACGTAGCGATAGCGGGTGCCCTTGATGTCGGCGGAGCAAAAGCTAAGGTCGCAGGAACCGAAACGATCTATGTACCTGCCGCTGCGATGTACCCCAACAGCACAAACGGTTGTGCCGACTTGGAGCAGGTGGAACTATCCAACGGCCCAGAACTAAAGTGCTTGGACTTTGATGCAAGCTCTGATGAGAACGCTCAGTTTACCGTGTGTTTTCCTAAGTCTTGGAACGAAGGCACCGTGACATTTCAGGCGTTCTGGACGGTTACAGGCACCAACACAGGCACCGTGGCTTGGGGTTTATCTGGGGGCTGTATAGCTGACGATGCGAGCATCAACACCGCATTTGGAACAAACGTGGTCGCCACGGCAAAAGCCTTTAGCGGAACGTCGAATGACATGACCGTATCGGCAACGTCTGGTGCAGTAACGATTGCCAACGCTGCCGTTGATACAATGACATTTTTTCAGGTCATGCGTGATGTATCGGCAGACAGCCAATCAGGTGATGCTCGACTGCTCGGCATCAAGCTGTTCTTTACCACTGACGCCGCCAATGACGCATAAGGAGTAACTGATGTCGGGTTTTGGTTACAACGTAAATGGTTTCGGTGCTTTCCCTAGCCGTGGCCCTGCTCCTATTGATGTGAACTATGCAGTTGTCGCTGGCGGTGCTGGTGGTGGCGGTAACTTAGGTGGTGGTGGCGGTGCTGGCGGTGTATTGCTAGGCACACTAAGTGTTGAAATTGCCGTTGCTCTTCAACTTACCGTAGGTGAACGAGGCGGTGCGCCTCAAGAGGGTCGCGGCGGCAGTGGCACTGGTTCTACTTTTGGATCTATCGCTACTACTGGCGGTGGTGGCGGGGGCCACCTCTCTAACGCGGCGGGCATTGATGGCGGTTCTGGTGGCGGTGGCGGTGGCGGTTCTGGCGGTTCTGGTGGCTCTGGAACATCTGGGCAAGGAAATGATGGCGGTGACCGTGCCCCGAGCCACTACAATATGGGTGGCGGCGGCGGTGCAGGCGCTGCTGGTAGTAACGGAAGTTCAGGTAGTGCGGGCAACGGCGGCGCTGGCGTAAGTATTAATAGCACTGTTGGCGTAAACACTACCGTTGGCGGCGGTGGTGGTGGTGGAACGTCAGGTTCTAGCTACGGCTCCGGCGGTTCTGGCGGTGGTGGGTACGGCGCAAAATCCGCTTATAACAACGGCGGGTATGCTGCTCAGGGAACTAACGGCACTGGCGGTGGCGGCGGTGGTGGTGCAGGCACTTATTACCCCGGTGGCTCGTATGACTATTACTATGGAGGTGCGGGCGGCGGTGGAACTATCTATATACGCTATCCAAACACGCACACAGCAACTTATTCTGCTGGGGTTACTGCCTCCCTTTTGGCTAACACCGGCGGGCTTAAAACTGAAGTTATTACGACCGCTGGTGGGTCTGACACAGTTACGTTTTCAGTGAGTTAATAGTTATGACAGGTTACGCATACTTAGATGAGAACAATGTAGTCACTTCTGTGATTCGTGGCAGAGATGAAACTGATACTGACAATCTCCCATCAGGATGTTCAAGTTGGGAAGAGTATTACGGTGCGAAGAGAACAAGTTCAAACACTCGCGGCGGAGTGCATTATGGACAGGACGGGAGGCCGGATGGTGGGGTGGCTTTTCGTAAAAACCATGCAACAATCGGCGGAATATATGACCCAGTGCGCGATGCGTTTATAGGGCCAAAGCCCTATCCTAGCTGGACGACTTTGAACGAGGATACTTGTGAGTGGGAACCGCCCTCTCCTCGCCCGGAAAGTGAAAACCCACATTACTGGGATGAAGACACATTATCTTGGGTCGAACTAGGAGAATAAAATGGAATTCTTGATTAACGTATTTCATGGCGTGACCTTTGCCATAGCACTGTCAGCAGTGCTCTGCGCTACAACGTCCCCGCCAAACAACGAATGGGCGCAGAAAGCATATCGGATTATGAATATCATCGCTTTCAACGTCTGGAAGTCTGAAGACAAGTAGCATCCTATGGATGTTGGATCAGTCAGCGACACTGCTCAGGTAAGCTGGAAGCAGATAGCAGTTCAGAAGCAAGAGCGCCTGCGAACGGGTGCCGAGGGTGAGACTGTGCGGGAAGCTGTCGAGACGATTATCCCCACGATCTATACCAAAGAAGGCAATAAAGTAGAGGCGCAGCCACTTGCGCCAACCCAACGAGTGAACATATCGGTATGAGCGACAAAGGCGAACAAGCATTAAACGAAGTCAACGCGCATGAGCGTGAGTGTGCGCTTAGGTATGCTCGTATCGAAGAGCGTTTGTCTGAAGGCTCTGCCAAGTTTAAGCACCTAGAAAAACTGATATACGGACTGTATGCACTGATTGCAGCGGCTGCATTGCCGCAGTTCTTCCTTGGCGGCTGACCATGATTGGTGAAATCGCTGCTATCGTGGCTGGCGTGAACGCGGCTACAAGTGCGATTAAGCAGGTCGCTGAGACTACCAATGACATCCAATCCATCTCGGGTTTTCTATCTGCGCTAGGCGGTGCAGAGGTAGAGCTTCAACGCGCCCAAAACGAGGGAAAGCTGTCAGAGGCGGACGCTGTAAAGGCGGCACTAGCCAAGAAGCAGATTCAAGAAACCATGAGGGAAATCAAGGACCTGTTTACCGTTAGTGGTAACGGACAGCTATACCAAGAAGCTATGATGGCGATGGCAGAGGCCCGCAAACAGAAGCAGCTTGAACTCGCCAGAGCGGAGGCTCGGAGGAAGAAGTTTTGGAAAGAGGTTAGGGAAATCTCTTTCGTCATTGGGATACTGATAATTCTTTTGCCTATGACGCTGGCGCTACTGCTTGGTTGGTTAACACGATGATGGCTTTTTTGCTTGTCGTGGTCGTGAACGGAGAGCCGATAGCAGATCAGTTTTACTTCCGTGACATCACACGATGTAACGCGTTTGCTTACTACGTCAGCACAGGTAAAACTAAGATAAACAACCGCTATCAGATGCAAGAGAACATAACCGCGTACTGCATCCCGAAGCGAGTTGCAGCGAACACGAAGACATGGGACTGAGATGGCAGCTAAAAAATTACAAGAAGGTAGTGAGTACGCTGAATACGATGCCGATGGCGACGGCGTGGTTTCTGACGAAGAAATAGAAACTAGCAAAGAGTTGTTAGAGCTAAAGCTTCACCATGAGCGTGCGGATGCACAACGCGCCATGAGTTGGTTTGCGCTGTGGGGAATGCTTTTGTACCCATCGCTGGTGGTCGCATCGGAGTTTTTCGGTCTATCTCAAGCCGCAAAGATCTTGGGCGATATGGCAGCAGTCTATTTCGTCTCTGTTGCAGGTATACTGGCAGCGTTCTTTGGTGCTCAAGCGTGGTCAAGCAGGAGATAAGATGTATCACTATAAGGCTAAACTTGTCCGGGTCATTGATGGAGACACCATAGATGTGGACATTGATTTGGGCTTTGACGTGTGGCTGAAGAAGCAACGCATACGGCTCGCAGGCATTGACGCACCGGAGTCCCGCACTAGGAACAAGGCTGAGAAGGTCTTAGGGCTGGCGGCTAAAGCACGGCTTGTAGAGCTTTGTTCTGCTGAAATGCAAGTAGAATCCCTCGGCAAAGGCAAGTATGGCCGCATTTTAGGCATTCCAAAGACCTCCGAAGGTGCCAGCATGTGCCAGATCCTGATCGATGAAGGCCATGCCGTTGAGTATTGGGGCGGTAAAAAAGTTAAGGTTTGGGTGTAACTACGTAGACGAATAGCAGATAAGGGGCAGATTATGAGCATTGTTGCATCGTTAGTAGGGCCGGTTACGGGGCTATTGGACAAGTTCATTGAGGACAAGGATCAGAAGAATGCCTTGGCCCATGAAATTTCCACCATGTCGGAGCGTCACGCGCAGCAGATTGCTCTTGAGCAGATAGAAGTTTTGAAGCTCGACGCAAAGGGGAATTGGTTTCAATCGTCTTGGCGACCGCTTGCGGGTTATACATGCGTACTGGGGCTAATGGTGAACTTCTTAATTTCGCCTATCGCAGCAGGGTTTGGCTTAATCATTCCTCAAGCCGATGCTGGCGTGATGATGCCGCTTCTTCTTGGTATGTTGGGGTTGGGCGGCGCTAGATCATTTGAGCGCGTTAAAGGTGTTGGTAAGTAATGAGCAAGCTTGTTGAAATGATAAAACGCCACGAAGGCGTCAAATCTAAGGTTTATTTGTGCTCTGCTGGCTACGAAACCATAGGCGTCGGGCGAAATATCAGCGAGTCTGGCCTTGGGCTGTCTGATGATGAGATCGAATATCTGCTGGCGAATGACATAGCGCGAGTGAAAGACGAGCTATCGGATGCTTACTTTTGGTTCAACGGCATCAACGAAGCGCGGCAAGATGCAATGATCGACATCTGTTTTAATCTTGGTTTAACTAGGTTACGCGGTTTTGTAAATGCTCTTGAGGCAATGTCGCGGGAGCAGTTTGATATCGCCGCAGATGAATTTATGGATAGTAAATGGGCGAAACAGGTTGGTACGAGAGCGATTCGCGTAACCGAAATGATTCGTAGTGGTGAGTATATCTAATGCCGTTACAAAAATTTATTTTTAATCCCGGAATAAACAAAGAAGGCACAGATTATACCGCCGAAGGCGGATGGTTTGACGGTAATTTGGTGCGCTTTCGCAAGGGCTTGCCCGAAAAAATTGGCGGCTGGGTTAAATATATCACGTCTTCTTTTGTGGGAACTGGCAGAAAACTTTTTGGCTGGACGGACCTTGATGGCACAAAGCTTTTGGGTGTCGGTACATCAAAAAAACTCTACATCCAAACAGGCACAAACTACAACGATATAACGCCCATACGGTCAACCACGGCAGCGGGTGATGTAACTTTTGGCGCGACCAACGGATCAAGCTCTATTAACGTAACCGACACTGCTCACGGTGCGGCAAAAGGCGACTTTGTAACGTTTTCGGGCGCGGCATCCCTTGGCGGAAATGTGGTTGCTTCCGTTCTCAACCAAGAGTATGAGATTGACTCAATCACCAACACTAATGTTTACGTGATAACGGCTAAAGACACTTCTGGAGCTACCGTAACCGCCAACAGTAGTGACAGTGGCAACGGTGGTGGATCAACCGTTGGCGCGTATCAGATAAACATAGGGCTTGATGTTTTCGTTTCTGGCACAGGTTGGAGTGTGGGTGCTTGGGGAAGTGGCGGATGGGGTTCTAGCAGTCCTCTTAGCTCTCTTAATCAACTACGCCTGTGGTCTATGGACAGTTTTGGCGAAGACTTAATAGCAAATGTGCGTGCGGGCGGCATCTATTACTGGGATACCAGCGCAAAAACGCTAGGAACAGACAGAGCGGTAAACATATCTGCTTTGACCGGCGCTAATTTCACGCCGACAGCCGCCCTTCAAGTTTTGGTATCCGACGTGGATAGACACGTCATTGCACTAGGCGCAGACCCGATAAACGACGCAGCAACTGCCAGAACAGGGACTATTGACCCTTTGCTTGTTGCCTTCTCTGACCAAGAGAACCCAGCAGAATGGTTCCCCACGGCAACCAACACCGCCGGTTCACTGCGCTGTTCTGCGGGATCACAAATTATTGGCGGCATTCGAGCAAGGCAAGAAACTTTAATCTGGACTGACGTGGCGCTGTACAGCTTACAGTTTATTGGTCCGCCGCTGACCTTTGGCTTAAACCTGATTAACGAAGGCGTAAGCCTTGTAGGTCCAAACGCAGCGATTAATACGCCTAATGGCGTGTTTTGGATGGACAAGAAAGGATTTTATGCCTACCAAGGTTCTGTTCAAGCTGTCCCTTGCAGCGTGAAGTCTTATGTTCTAGACGATTTCAACGAATCACAGTCTTTTCAGGTGTTTGGCTTTGTGAACAAGCAGTTTGACGAAGTAGGCTGGTTTTATTGCTCATCTACTTCAGACGTGATCGACCGATATGTAACGTACAACTATGTCGAGAAGACGTGGGCCATAGGCAATTTATCGCGCACCGCGTGGCTAGATGAAGGTATTGAAAGTTTTCCTCGTGCGGCAGGTACTTCTAGCAGTAGTAATTACATCTTCAGTCATGAAACAGGCTTTGATGACGAAGATTCGCCGATGGACAACGTGTTTATTGAAAGCGCGGACTTTGATCTGGGTGACGGGGAGCAGTTTCAGTTTGTTCGGCGTTGTATTCCAGACGTTAAGTTTACGGGGGATTCCGGTGCAACACAGACCATGAACTTTGTTTTAAAAGCTCGTAATTTCCCCGGCGAATCACTGACCACGGATCAAACAACCGCGTTTACGGGAAGCACTACCAAGATTGATACTCGCGCTAGGGGCCGACAAGCGGTTGTTCGCTTTGAATCAGATGACGATGGGACTACTGGTGCTCGCTTAGGCGTTGGCTTTAGGATTGGTGGCACACGTCTAGATCTACAGCCGAACGGTAGGCGATGAGTAAGCTATTACAAGGCCGATTGCCGTTTGCACCAAACGGAGATCAGGTAGATAGCGGCACGTTTAACCGCACTATTCGCCTACTAGAGCTTAGTCTTGACTCGTTTGACCCTGATTCGACGCCGCAGTTCACTACGGAGCGAAGAGATACATTAAAGTTTGACGCGGGGGCCTTGATTTGGAACCCTTCAGTAGGTCGTCTTCAGCTTTACGACGGGGATCAATGGATAAATTTGTCGGACCCTCTTCCATACACTACGTCTTCTCTTGAGGCGCAGGGGCAGGTCGGGTCTGTTCAGGTAATTACAAACGGATCTATCGTGGTGAACGTACACGGTTAGGTTGGTTCTTCTAATAAAAATAGGCGTATACTAAGGACATGGGACAAGCTGCACTTAAATACGATGAGTTTGAGGAACTGGATCAGGTTCCTATACCGGAAGGCGGTATCGCCACCTTTTTGACGGCTGAAACCGGCTCTTGGGCCGATGACGACGACGATGTGCCACCCAAAGGCATTACAAACGTTGTAAAAATAGCCGACAAGCTGGCTGAGTATGGCCGCAACGAAGACGAATACATGGTTCACGCCGCCGAAGGCGAGACTGTGATCCCTATGGAAGTCTTCGAGCAGAACCCCGCCCTTAAAGAAAAGCTTTTTGCAGAAATGCGCATCATGGGCATTGAGCCAGAGCGTTACGTTGTAGGTAACGAGCTTAACTCAATCAACCCCGTGACCGGTCAGCCTGA